GGTGCCTCCGTTAGAAATCAAGTAACTTTGATGCAGAAGAAACATGACAATTTCGACTATGAATACATGGCGGTGCGAAAATGATATGGTCACTGTTCTGGCTGTTCCTTATTCCAATCAAGATATGGATTGCGTGGCACGTCCTTGTGCTCGTATACCAAATGTGGTTAGGGATATAATGGACTTCCTTAGTGACTTAACCGTTTTCGCATGTGTCATTCTTGTGGGACTTGCCTTAATCTACTACTACGTGAACAGAAAATGAGCTTGTATAACAAATTAGTAAAAGAAAAAAACCGTCTTGGAGAAAAAGCGCTTCGCAATCCCAAGACAAGACAAGAGTTGCTCGATCGTCAAAGGTGGGAGAGGGTTTACACGATCCTCACCCGCCGTTACGAGTACGGAATAACGGATGCGCTTGATGACATGAAAAAGGCGGACCACCTCGATGAGGTAGCGTCTGTCAAGAGATTTTAATGGATAAGGAAAAGAAACTTAAGGATGCACAGAGGGCACTCGAGGAGGCACTGAAGACAGACAAAAAACCACCGAAACCCGTAAAGTTTGAACGACCGCATGGGGATGAGATGCCGGATAAGACTGGGCACCTTGATACAAAGGGATTCCACATCGAGAAGGGTGAGGAAAAGCATACATATAAAATAATAACAAAACGTGAATACACGTTTCACTACAACATACGCGCCAAGAATGAGGAGGACGCGATGGTAAGGACACTGCGATTCGTCTCACAGGACGGATCCGGATCGTACATGCAGGGGCCCATGCAATTAGGCAGACCCCTCATAAGGGAGTGGATTGAAACCGTTGAGAAACTAGATTAGGAGAATATTATGGCAAAAACACCATTACAAAAAATTAAGACACAGCTTGATAAGCTGGAAAAACTACACGAAAAGGAAGAAGTGATCGTTGAAAAGATAACCGAGATCATTGACGAGGAGGAGGAAAAAATATTTGATAACGGCGCTGAGAACATCAATGAAAACTGGGAAGGCACCGATTAGTGGTTGACACCACCAAATACAAGAGCGTTGCTCTCAAGATACCTTACTACGACGCCTTGGTTCTCATGGGGAGGACCATGCATCGTGGGCCGGGACAACAAATGATGCACCTTATTGAAAAGGGTGCAGTAGAGAAGGGAATTAGAATAAAGAATGAAAGAATTAGCAGACGCGGCAAGAAAGATAAATAAGATCCTCCACGAAGCGGAGAATGAGGGAATAGGATACGATGCCACCCTCGCTAAACTTAATGAGGTTAAGGTTCATGGAGTTGTATTTCCAACACTAATGCTTATGGAGATGATAGAGAAGTTTTTGGAAGGATATGTTGAAAGACAGAAGAAAATTATATCTGATGATGGAGACGAAATACAGAAGAAGTATGAGGACTATTCCAGGAAATGGAACCAGAAGGACTTGAACTAACAGTGAATCTTGAATTTTGGCATTGGTGGATTCTATCCATGGTAACAATAAACACCATCATTAATTCGATCGTGTTCATAGTTGGGCGTAAGTTTAAAAAGGTAAAAAAGAAGCAAGAAGAGGAAGGTGTTAGAAGAGGAAGAGAAACAGCAGAATATCTTAAAAGTTTAGGACGGGAGAAAAAATCAAATGAAGCTCCCCGATAAAATAAGAATTGGCTATCAAGATGTAGTCATTGAGAGAGAGAAGGCTAGCTTTTCAAAGCCCACCGATTCATATGGTGAATATGATCACAGGAAGAACTCAATAACAATACAATCTGAGCTCTCCAATCTTGATGAAGCAAACACTTTAATTCACGAAATACTTCATGGAATATCTTATATTAATTCACTCACAGTGAGTGGACAGCCACTTGACACTGACAACAAGGAAGAAATAGTCATAAACCAAATTACAAATGGATTGGTGCAGGTGTTCCGGGACAATTCCTGGCTAACCTCCTACCTAAAGGACAAGATAAAATAATGCAAACATATGAGATAAATCTTTGGCAGGAAAAAAAGGTCATAGAAAAAGTTGTCAAGCAGTTTGAGACTGATGATGACGTACTTAAATTCATCGAGGATAACTACGATAAGAAGGATGAACTGCCACGCCTGGATCAGGAAAAAGGCTACCTAAGACCCAAAAAAAGTAGTATAATAATAACATGGTCAAAGATATCAACTTACGTTCGAAAGAATTCTCCTAGGAGATTGGTGCTGGATGATCATGAAAAGGAGCTAAAGGACACACTTGAAAAATCAATTACAAATGAGGTAATAAATGAATGGGGGTATAATGAGATGCTCAGACACACAAGCAAGAATTATGGTCCTAATCCGGATGCAAAAGGATGGAATGATAAAAGATGACATATAAAATAATTATAGTTTCACTGTTAGTGCTTATTCTTTTAAGTACTTGTGGCAGTATTGGATAGGTATTATGGATAAAAAGAAAGGACTTACACCCAAGCAGTATAAATTTCTTCAAGTAATTCAATCATTTATCGAGGCGAATGGCTATTCTCCTTCGTACGAGGAGCTTAAACAACTCACTGGGCTCAATTCCAAGAGCGCTGTGCACCAAAGGATGTATTTGCTAAAAAACCGTGGATATCTTGACTTTATTCCACATTCTAGTAGATCAATGTACTTGCTATGAATAGTATTGGTATTGGCGCTGGATGCTCAAATGAAAAAACTTTTTTACAAATAGTAGATTTTAGCCAATACCGTAATACCATCTGTAATTCTCCATATGGGATAAGGGATACCGGGTATTGGCAAGTATTGGCAGTATGATAAAAACAGTATAAAAATGATGATTTTAAGGATAAAATGAGTGAAAAGGATATATATACCAATAAGTTAGCACTGTTGGAAGAAAAGGTCGTCCGTAATACCATTGCCAATACCAGAGATATGGCATTGAAATACCCACGAGGTGAGGATGGATTGACTGAAAAACAAAGGATTTTTGTTGAAATATACACTGCCAATGAGGGTAGGTTGACTCCAACAGAGTGCGCTAGACAGTCAGGATACAAAAGAGAGCGTGCTCCAACTACGGCATCAGAATTATTGAACGTCAAGAAATATCCACGTGTTGTTGCTGCTGTACAGAAGAAGAGAAGTGAACTAGCTGAAACCCATAGGGTTGAAATGAACAAGCACATTCAGGAATTAGCTAGACTAAGAGATAAGGCATTAGGTGATAAGTCTCACAGTGCTGCAATTAATGCTGAAAGGTTGCGTGGTCAAGCGGCAGGATTATATATTGAAAGAAAAGAAATTAGAACAGGATCAATTGATGATATGTCAAGGGATGATGTGTTAAGACAATTGAAGGAGTTAGGATTAACAGGTGAATTTAAAAAAGAAAATAATAAAACTATCCTATCGGTCGAAAAGAAATCCGGTAGCAAAAAGCTTAAGGACATCACACCAATACAAACCGAGAGTAGTTAGGGATAAAACCAAGTATGACCGTAAAGACGGAAACAAACTTCTACAAGAATTTAAAGAAATGCTTGGAAAGTGGGAGTGAGAAATACATAATAACTAGGATTGAATCATACGTTACACCAGGATTCCCGGATTGCCTAATATATCATAACGATGTGGGATTTTTTACATTAGAATTGAAAGTTGTAAGACGTAACAAAAAAGGTATTGGCAAGGTATTGATTTCACCTCTTCAAATCGCCTGGAATACTATTCATATGATTCACGGTGCACCAGTATTAATCTTAATACATGATCCCGGTCGGGGGATCACGAAACTATTTCCAAGCTCCAAACTCCTTGAACTCCGCGATAAAAGCTATGATTCAGTGGACGGTGGCCTGTGGGCCGGGGCGCTGGACGCATCCTTCGCTGCGGAACTCCCTAAACTCCTGAAACTCCCGTAATTCCGCCAATTTTTCTTGGACCTCCGACGCACGCGCCAGCTGCGCACCGGGCGCGCCCGGGATTTCCTCCCTAACAAAACTCCTAGGATTTCCGCCACTTTTCATCTGGCAGCTGCCTGTGGATCCTGGATGGACCGGGCGTCTTCCCAGTCGGCAGAAGTATCCCGTAAATAATTAATAATTTACGGGATTAAAAATAATCAAATGAGTTCTTGCATTGTGGATAAGTTTATGGTATAATAGGAACATAAATAGAAAGAGAAGGTACATATGGTCGTAGACGATAGCATAAACCAAGCACTCAATAGGATTGCAGACAATCAAGAAGAAATGATTGATGTCTTAAAACGAATTGCGAATCATTATGATGGGGTTGTTCCCGTGATGACGAGAAACGCAAAGCGTGTTGAAAGGGCACAAGAAGAGGCTGAGGACAGTTTCGGGGAAAAGGTAAGAAGTATCTTTACACCTCAGACTAACTAAAACTCCCAAACTCCGCTATAGCCACCAATTTCGATTTGGTGGCTAGGAGTATGTTATCCAGCGCCCGGCGCCCGCTGCGCGTTAAACTCCGAAACTCCGACATAGAAACGGGAGTTTTCTGGGGTTTTATTTTTGTGTAGCTGGGACTACCGGGGCGCCCGCGGGATTACCTCCATT